AACATTGGTAAATACAAAGTCTTCTACTGTACAAGGTAGTCGTTTAACAGTACCGTCAAACACAAAGAATCCACCTGACTCACCCATCCAATATACAGCACCGTCTACATAGACAAGTGCGTGTTGACCAATCAAACCACAGTTAGAACCCACTTGTTGAATATTAAAAGTAAAAGGTGGTCCTACAAACTGCATTGTGTAAGCAGAAGTATCGGTTAATATAAAAATATAATCTTTTGCTCGTAAGGCTCCTACTATTTTACTGCCAGAGTCTAGTCTAAAAGTACCCGCAGTATTGGTAGATACAGGCGTATAATCAGTTCTATCTTCTTGATCACTAAATCTTATAAACATTTTGTCTTGAGTGTCTGAGCTACCTACTGTTGTTTCTGTGCCTAAATGAATAAGGTGCCTATCTCTACCTGACACTAAAGTCATGACACTTGCTGTAGGATTTGTGGTAGATGCAGTAGCTCGTGTTTCTACGCCACTAGTAGGATTCCATTCAAATGTTTTACCGTCATGTACAGTAGCAATTAAAATTGAACCAAAATTATCTAAAGCCCAATTTGCTGGTTCTATTGTTACATCAGTAGTCGGTGCAGCATTACCCCATGCAACAAAGTTAGTTGCATCAGTGACGACTGCCTCGTCATTATGTGCTGCTCTGGTAGAACCTAAAGCCGCTCTAGTAATGCCTGTTAAATCATTACTGGAAATGCCTGTGTAAGTAATTAATTCTGAACCTACCAATATGTGTCCAGACGAACTAAAACCAGAAGTAGATGTTAATGTTACTGCTGTACCCGAACCACCTGTACCTGCGGTATTATCACCTAATGCACCATTGAGATCGTTTTTTGTAAGTGAAGCTGACTCACCACCCCATTGAGCAACACCCCAACCATAACCAGCTGTTGCTTGTGCGGGTCCAAATTTAACATATGGATTTACATTACAACCTGTCGCACCAGTTACACCAGCACCCGATTCAACTTTACCCATTGTTACAGTAAAGGTATCAGATGTTCTAGTGACAACTTCAAAGGTATTTGTTGTAAAGTCAGCAGCAACAAACCCTGTGCCACTACCAGGTATGGTCATATTACTAAATGTAAATAGATCACCTATTACTAATCCATGTGATGCTTTGTTAACTGTTAAAGTAGCTGAATTATTAGTGGTTGTGTAAGTGCAAGATGTTATAGCTGTATCAAGAGGTGTGATGTCATAAAAAGCATCACCATAATATAAAGCAAGTATCTTGTTAGTAGCCACGGCTAGATATTTGTTACCGTCTAAATCTGACCAATTGTGCAGATCTCTAGTAGCTCCAGCTAAAGAATTTGATGTAAGCTGTTCCCAACCGCCTATTTTTTCAGGTTCGCCATAACGAAAACGTACAAAATCACCATCTGTCCATGTATACTCAGCAGATGATTGTGTCATCTGTTTATTGAAACCTGGTTTAAATGGTACTTTTACTAATGGCATAATTAAGAAACCCAGTTGTAAAAATGAGTAATACAGTATCTACCATAACCCATTTTTATTTTATCATTAGATTTAATTTCCGTAACCTCATGCTGGAGGTAACTTGGAAACATTAACATTCTGTTGTTGACACACTCAATTGTAGCGTTTGCAGCAGGTAATTTTAAATTGCCCCCAAAAAATTGTTTTGGTTCTTTAAACATCCATATAAGACAAGAAAATTGCACACTATCACAGTGCGGTTTATAATATTTTGCTTTGTCGTAATAACTTATAAATGTAGCATCAGCATTAGTGTTACAAAAATTATTGTGATGCAAAGGCATAGTTTCTAAAACTATATCGTGAAACTTTTTAGTTCTTTGTTTATACATATTACGTAATATAGGAGATATATCCCTACCTTTTTGTGTATAATAATCCCAAACGTGAAAACGAAATGCATTAGATTTTGCAACTCCATCTTCTTTTGCAACAGGACTTCCTTCATCGTCAGCTTTTTCTATTTTTGGTTGTGTAGCATACATATCAAGTTCAAGCCAAATTGCTTTTTTTTCTTCTGGTGTGTACCAATTATCTATTAACAAATAAGGTGCTTCCTTAACTTGGTTACCTATTTTAATATTCCAGTCTTGTTTAATTGTTTCTATAATCGCACTCATTTTTTGCTTTTGTACCTACCATCTCGTTTGCATAATCTTTTAAAAGGAATCAATCTACCTTTATATTCAACAACAACTTCGTGCATTTTTCTACCCATAAACTGTATGGTATACACAGGTTTCTCACATTTTATTAAATGTAATGTATCCCACTTAACAATATTAATCCAACGGTATTTATTTACTTCTAGCTCTTTTTGTCCGGGAACTCTAACATACTCTGTATATCTGCCCCACAAAAGAAAAGCAATAAAGTTTCCCTCATGATCGTGCATGACTTGTTCAACTGGCAATATTTTAGAAAAAAAGAAAGCAAAGTATGGCGACCAAAATCCCCATCTTAATAATGTTATATGATTAGTTCTTGTAACTACATGAGATGGCCCTATACCCCATTCAACTCCATTAGCCATAACACCTCCTACAAGTCTTTTAATTTTACAATATCATAGCCACCAGAACCATCTGATTTAGGAACTTTTACATATTCCCCTATATCTTCTTTACTTACATTTTGAGCTATACGATTACCATGATTATCAAATTTTGGAACTACAATTTCAGTATCAGCTAGGTTAGTAAGCTCGTCTGCGTAGTCAGCTGTATATTCTTCATACAAATTAGTGCCTTCTCCATATACCATATATCTTTCAAGATGGGCAACTAAAACAACTTCTGTTAGCTCTTTTGCATTATTAAATTGAAATTTGTACAAATCGTCTGCATGTGCTAATTTTTTACTTTTTGAGATCGGCATGACTATATCTGATTTTAATGATTCAGCCCAAGCCCAAACATTGTCGTTCGTGCCAGTAACATATATAGCTTGTGTGGCCTGCATTTGAAAAGAAGCATTACACATATCAGTTACATATTCTACGGTAAGATTGCTAGGGACTGTTACTACAGGCATAACAGCTCCTTTCTTATAAACTACTTCCATCGTTTTTGTTGTAGTATCTAGGTCATAAAAATATTTAATAAAGTCATGATTTAACAAAATACTGTTTTGTATTTTACTACTATCTTTATAATCAGGAGCACAACTACAACCATGTAGACTGTACTTATTTGCTCCCATTTTTACACCCCACACATTAGGTTCGTGTGGCCATGTTTCATCAGGAAATTTTTTTGCTATTTCAGCTTTAATTTTTTTAACTTCATCATCCTCGTTTCCTGCCCAATAAGTACGATGTACAACTTTTTTGTTTTGAATCCATGCTCTATATAAAACTGGGTTACTCATTATGATACTGCTCCTTGGACATTTCCACTTCCATCTTCGTATGTTACCGAATTACCGTTTAGATTAATAGCTTTACCTGCTGCTCCACCAGCTCCACCTGCTCTGTGGTCTGTGCTTTGTGTAGAACCACCAGTCGTTGACCCAGCTTGACCAGCTGTCCCACCTTGACCGAAGCCACCGCCACCGCCACCGTTTCCTCCTTTCACACTATTACCGCCATTACTATGAGTTCCACCAGCTCCACCAGCTCCACCACCTGATATACTACCAGTTTGTCCAGCTTGTCCATTTACAACACTCGACCCTCCAGCACCGCCAGAACCGCCATTTTGACCAGCACCGCCGCCACCGCCGCCACCGCCACCTCTAAGGGTTATTGATTGGCTTTTATCAAGTTGAAATACACCTTCAGCAAAACCGCCACCACCGCCGCCACCAGCAGCACCTCTGATAAATCCGCCGTTGTTTTGTATGGTTGTGTCAATACCTAGATTAATAGCATTACCTCCAGCACCACCAGCGGCACCAGCAGCTTGAGTAGAACCTCCAGCTCCAGCAGTTCCACCATGTCCAACAATTTGATTGTTATTAATAATTTTTACAGTATCTCCAGATGCCCATTGATTACCTGTATCAAGGGCAGGATTACCTGAACTTGATGAACCTACAATAGCTTGTACAGTTAAAGTTATATCTGAATTACCTGCAGAATATGTGCCGCCTTTGTTTGAATAAATGTTGTAGTTCTGCGTTGTACTTGAAATAGTAAGTGCAATAGATACACGGTTAGTGCTACCATAAAACTGTGACATAGAGATAGTGCCACTTGAGGGTATACTACCAGATTCCCCAGTTGTACCAGATGGTACATTATCGCCACCAGCATAATATTCTGATAAAGAATCAGATCCACCAGCAGAATCTCCAAACTCTGCTACGATTTCTGATATTGCTAATGATGAACCACTATCTTTAACTGCCATTTTCTAGCTTCTCCACTTTCTTTTCTAGTTCTTTGATCGCTTCTATAAGCACACCAACTAAATTACCATAGGCTACCGACATATATTCACCTTTGTCATGCACAACTTGTGGCATAACTTTTTGTATTTCTTGAGCTATAACACCTGTGCCTTCTCTATCGTCTCTGGTAAATGTAACACCTCGCATTTCTCTAACTTTACTTAATGCGTTTTCTATTGTTTGGATATCGTCTTTCAAACGTTCATCAGAAAAAGCTGTAACATCATTGTTAAAAGTAGCAGCACCTGCCGCTGACATATCTAATGTTAAAGCAGTGATTGTTGAACCACCGTCATTACCTTTAAAAATAATGTCTTTGTCACTTGTCGCACTTTGCATAACAAAGTCAGTTGAACTATTGGTAAAACGACCAAATTCAGTACCACCATCTTTCAAGATAATATCTGCACCATCAGCATCTAAAACAATGTCTTGACCACTAAATAAGGATTGATCTCTTGTCTTAAACTGCCAACCAACTGTACTGTCACCAGAGTAAACTAATGTAAATGCCGCTCTTTCGTTAGCAACTACTAAATCAGAACTAGCTCCATTTATATTAGAACTGTTTCTACCAATTGTAAGATTGTTAGAATCAAAAGTGTTTTCAGAATCCATAAAAGTTACTTCATCACCCGCTGCTGGAGATGCTGGTAAAGTTATTGTTCTTGCTCCACCTGAAGTATCAGCCAATATCTGTGCTCCTGCTTGTACAGTTTCATTAGCACTTATAACACGCCAAAATTTTGTTTCGTGATCTTTAACAATATCCGTACCATTTGAATGACATATGTAATGATGTCCTTCACATAATTTAAAACCTGTTTGACTAGTGACCTTAAATGTAAGTGTAAATCCAGCATGGTCTGTACCGTCAAATATATTAAACATTTTTTCTATTGAAGCAGGCATGTTTACTGTTCTGTTTGCAGCTAATGTCCC